TTAGGAAGAGAATTTCAACAATTTGATTGCTTCAAAATTCTGTACGCCGCCACCCACACGTTTGGTTGTGTAGAACAACACATAGGGTTTGGCGGAATAGGGATCACGCAGAACCCGCACGCCTACCCGGTCCACAATGAGATAGCCGCGTTTGAAATCCCCATACGCAATGGCACAAGCATCCGCTGCAATCGAGGGCATGTCTTCTGATTCCGCCACCGGCACATTCAACACCCGGGACAGCTCACCGGGCGCCACTGAAGGTTGCCAAATGTAGTTACCATCCGCGTCTTTGAATTTCCGGATCTGGCTTAGTGTTTGGCCATTCATCACAAAGTGACCATTAGCGCGGTAGCCAGACTTCACCGAATAGATCAGATCAATCAATTTGTCTGTCGGATCGGATGTTGGAAATCCGCCCGCCACGCCGGTTTCCAGCACACCTAATTTTCCCCAAGTCCAGCTGGCGTTATCCACCTGCGTATAGGACAGAAAGCCTTTCGGTTTGGCTGTGCCATCGCCGGTAACAAAGGCTGTGCTTTCCTGCTCAGCAAAGGCAAGTTGCACTTCTTCAGCAAGCCATTGCTCAATATTGACGGCGCTGTCATCCAACAAGCTCTGGGTGGCGGCGGGCATGGCATAAATTTCCATCGCTGGAAATTCCAATTCTGACAAAACAGGCGTGTCGGTTTCTGGCCGACTTGCCGTTTCGCCGACCCAACCGGTTTCAGGACCGGAGGTGGCGAAAGGTTTGCGGTAGCTGCTGGCCCCAATTTGGCGCACGCCAGAAATCGCTCGAATTGGCGAGGCCTGCGACACCGCCCGGTCAATCATGGTTTCGGTTTCACTTGGCACCAAATACCCACCGTCGGCATCTGTCCCGACTGACAGGGCTTTTGCTTCGAGGGGGCGCAATGTCGCTGTTTGTCCACTGCGCACATAGGCTTCCCACGCGGACTTATGTTCCTGGGTGGCGGGGTCGACTATGCCTCCCTTGGCACCCAACGGTGTGCGCCGCATGGAGAGCGCTAACCCTTCGACGGTCTTTTGTTGCACATCGAGGGCGGAGTTTAGGCGGTTCACCTTCTCCTCCGTCACCACGTCCGCGGTCAATTTGCGTTCCAATTGAGCCAGGCGGTCGTCATTGGCGCTTTTGAATTCTTCAAAAGCTGACATAAATTCATCCACCGCATCGCGCACTTCATGGGGTGCGGGATCGGAGAATGAGTGGCTTTTCGTTTCCATTTGAGAAGGATGGCCGTCTGCAAAAAGACGTGTAAGACCACCGCTTCCGCTGTTGGTGCGGATCGTTGTCATCATGTTTCCAGTTCAATTGTGGGTTTAAGGAAAAGTTATCCGCTCACGGGCAACTTCCAGCGCGCCAAGCACGCTCTTCCATCCCTCTGGGTCTGCATCACGCAGTGGTCTGAGGGTTTTGTAGCCGCCCGCAATAAGAGCACGGGCTTGACTACGGCTCAGTCCGGCATCCCGCCGGAGTGAGTGTTCTATGTCGCGGGGGGACGGCATGACGACACCGCCTCCCATGCGTTTAACAGATCGAATACGCGCGTCGGGGTGCATTGGGAACGTCACAATAGAAATTTCCCAAAGATCAACCTCCAGTAAATGCCGGTGCCCGGTTTTGCGGTCGGTTCGCGCCCGTTTGGTATGGAAGCCAATGGACAAGCCGTCTAAGGCACCGGCTTTCATCAGAGCATGTACTTCACGGGCGCGGGCTACTTCCATCAGCAATCGGCCTTGCACGTGAAGACCATTTTGATCCTCCTGCACACGGTCCCAAACGCCGATAGGTTCAGCTGGATCATGTTGAAAGAGGAGTTTGACACCCCCTGCTCCGCGCTGCGCGAGCGATTTGGCAAAGGCGCCCTTACGCACCACATCTCGTCCTAAATCTTCTGCCCCAAAGAGGCTGGCGTAACCTTCAAACTGTCCGGTGTCGCTCAGCTTACGACATTCGAATGGCGCTCGTTTTTGTTCCAATGAGTTTTTTTGCGGGGATCTGGTCATGGCACTCCTGAAGTCATTAAGTGAACAGCATCATCTGTTCAGCGCTGGGTTTTCACCAAATCGTCCAATTTTTCTTCGATGCGTTGAAGCGAGCTCCGCATATGTCGGGACTGCTCCTCCAGCCGCGCGGTTCTTTCCGCCCAGCTCGATTGGGCCTGGGTCTGTCGCTCCACTTGTGCGAGGCGTTGGGTTGCGGCTCCTGCCCAGCTTAACGCTCCTGCGGTTTGCATCAGAATGACAATGATCAAGGCAATCGGCACGCGTTTGTCCAAATGCCATCGCCCGGTTTCGCCCACTTGAGTGCTCACTCTTGTTCCTCCTTCACTCCGTAGCCAATGGCTTCGCGCTTTTCAGCGTCATCGAGGAAATCTGCTTGGTTGAGACGGTCCCACAGTGCATCACGCTCCGCGCTCAAGGCTGGTATGTTGTCTAAGTCGTAGCCCAGTTTGAGCGATCCCTCGTAACGCGGGGTCAACCAATTCCCCATCGCCCGGGAGGCGCGTGCCACCAAGGGCAAAATTGTCTGCCGCCAGAGGGCAACATTGGCTTCCTTATAATTGGCGTAGGTGTTGTCACCGGGAATGCCCAGCAACATCGGCGGCACGCCGAAGGCCAATGCAATGTCGCGGGCAGCCCCATTGCGGGCTTCTGCAAAATCCATTTCCTTCGGGGTCAGGCTCATTTGTTTCCAATCCAGCCCGCCTTCCAGTAGCAAGGGACGGCCTGCGTTGCCTGCCCCTTGGTGATTGTTTTCCAACTCGCCTTTGAGACGTTCAAATTGTTCTTCGGAGAGAAAGCGGTTCCCATCTGTTCCTTGGTAGATCAATGCGCCAGAGGGTCGCGCCGAATTGTCAATCAATGCCTTATTCCACCCTGCCGCTGCATTATGAATATCTACTGCGTAGGCCGCCGCCTCCATGGGCGACAGTCCATAGTGGTCATCGGTTGGATGGAACATGCGGAGATGCAATATGCTGGGTGCCTCTCCTTGTTCAAATGTGATGGTGCGTCCCGCTACTGAGTATTCATATCGTGACGGCCAGCCTTGCAGGCCGGGCACCACTTTCATACGGTCGGGGCGCAATACATGAAGTTCCTTTGGCACCCCCGCCAACTCCACCACTTCCAGATAGGCGTTCCCTGCCACCAGCAAATGCCCATACCAATTCTCCAACAGGTCGCCCCCGCCTTGGGCCGGATTGGGGCGCGTTAGCACCTCCAGCAAGGGATGGTCGTCCAGTTCTTGGCGTCCCTCATACAATAGCCAGGGCACTGAGGCCGCAGCCTCGGCAATCAACCGCACACACCGGTTCACGACGGGATTACGTTCAAACCCTTCACGTGCAAATGACGCATAATCGCGCCCTGACCAAACCGGGCGCCCCAACATCTGCATCGCCACCAAAGGTCCAGCTCTGCTGGCTTTGGTCTCGGCGGGTGTCGTCGATTGATTTGCACGTGACCGGTCAGCCCACACATGGCGTGCGCGTGACAGCAAGCCAGATACGGTCGGTCCCTTCGTGGTGGTACCCATGAAGTCTCCTTTGGTTGTAACTAGAGATTGCGAACGCGAGGCCGCCCCGCCCCGGTTCCCATCAGGTCTGTAATCGCCCACACGAGCGCGTCCATCCGGTCTGGACTTTTTCGGGTCACCCCGGGCACGAATTCACAGAGTTGGTCTTCAAGTTTGGACAGCTGCCCTAAGTGATGGACCCGGCCTTGCTCATACAGCGCGGCAATAGGTTCGGCCCGAACGGCCTTGCCTTTGGTCGCCCGCACAGCCCTAAAAGGAATGTGAGGGGCAACTTGGCGCAGGACAGCTTCCACCATTTCGCCCCCTTGATTTACTTCTGCCACCACCCGGTCTGCGTTCAACCGATCAAACACGCTGATGGCACGGCTCGCCCATTCGGAAGGCTTCAGGCCGCCTTTCGACAGATCCTCCAACACATGGAAACCGCCCTGCGCATCTAGGCCTGCTGCCACGATGCCGCATTCATCGGCGTCTGGGCCGCTGGTCACGGGTGGGTCAATCGCCACCACAATACGAATGCATTCTGGGTTCTGAATTTGACGGGCCGCTTCAATAATGTCTCTGCTCCACAGGGCATCGGGATTGTCTTCCAACAGTTCTGCATTCAACTCTTGGCGCCCCAACCGCGTCCCCTCATAGGCCGTCACCACGCTATCAAAAAAGGCTTGAGCTAAGTTGGCTCTGTTTGCATAGGTACTTGCCCGACTAATCACGGTATGCGGGTCAGCCATCAGTTTCTTCAACAGAGGTACGGGGCGCGGAGTTGTTGTGACCACTTGGCGGGGGCGCTCCCCCAATCTCAAACCAAATTGCAGCATGTCCCAACACGCTTGTCCGTAGCGCCATTTGGCCAATTCATCACACCATGCCGCGTCAAACTGTGGTCCGCGCAGGCTTTCAGGGTCACTGGCAGAATACAAAGTAGCCACGGCACCATTGTCCCACACCAAACGGTGGCGGGACGGTTCAAAATGGGGCCGGTCATGGGGCGGTGCAATCGCAAGTAGGCCGGATGGCCCTTCCACCATGACAGAGCGCGCATCCCCATAGGTCTCACCCACCAACGCGATGTGGCGACATTGCTCTTTCTGAGCGCGCACCCATTCGGCCCCCGCCCTTGTTTTGCCTGCACCACGTCCGCCCAATATCAGCCAAGAGGTCCAATCTTCTTTCGGAGCCAATTGATCGGCACGCGCCCAGAAGGGCCAGTCGTGACATAAAAAAAGTGCCTCTTGGGCACTTAAACTTTCAATCCACTTCTGTCTTACTTCTAAGCTCTGCAAGGCGACGGAAGCGGCGGTCCAGCTCTGCTCGCATATCTTCTGCGTCACCTGTCTCTCCCTCAGCATTTGTTTGTTGTGCCAACTTCTGTTCGGCTATCGCGTTTTTGGCATCAGTTGCCCGGCGATCATCAAGCTCAATGAGCTTTTCAAGGGTTCGAATAAGAGAGGATAATGTTCTGGCATCCCTCTCCCGATCCGCCGCCGTGCTTTGCTCTTCGCCCGCCCCTATACTCGCAAGTCTGTCCTCAGCGTCGGTAATGTGATGTGCGAGCAAATTGTGCAGTCGTGCGTGCAGGCCCTCTTTTGTTTCCGCTTTGCCCTGCCCCCTCAACAGCGGTGTCGGCCTATCTGGCATTCCGTGCACCTCGTCCTTGCTCGGACGCGGTATACGCCGGGGTGGCCATTTCTGGCCTTTGGCGTGGGCGACAATGCGTTGGAAACTAATGCCGAACCGCTGGCCCAAGTCAGCGAGCGGCTCGGTTGTTTCCAAATAGGCACGTTCGATTTCATCCCATTGCGCTGGCGATATCGTGCGCTTGACTTGCGCTGCCCCTTTGGCACTCGGAGGTTTTTGGGAAACAACCGTGGGCTGAATAGTTGATGTTTCGGTGTCAGCAGACTTCAATGTAGATTTCTCCAC